AAAGGTGAAGGAGTTCCACAAACAATGTTAGCAATAGAAGGAGCATTTGAACCATACAATGCAGATGGCATGACATTAAAACCTGATGGAACAGTAAAAACTGCATATCGTACAGAAGCTATTGTAAGAACTGCAACTCTTGGTTCTTATAATTATGGTAGAAGAAGTATTGGTGAAGATAAAGAAGTTAAAGATTTTATTTTAGGATATCAACTATCAGCAATTTTAGATGAAAGAACTTCTGAAGTTTGTCAACTAGTTGCAGAAATAGAACCTACTATAAAGATAGAAGATGAAGCTACATTGAATGAATTGACACCACCACTTCATTTTAACTGTAGAACAATATTAACATTTCTTACTCCAGCTGATGCACCAGTTCAATGGTCAGATGAATCAGACTTATTTGAAATAATTGCAAACGTAGGCAATACTGAATGACAGCTGTTAACTCTATAACAACATTTGCTCAAGCTAAAGAATTATTACAATCCATGATAAAAAGTGAACTAAGATGCTTGAACTGTAACAAATTATTAGCTAAAATAAACTCAAATGGGATTCTTGCTGGTCAAATTAAATGTCCAAGATGCAGAACCATAAATGAGGTTTAGCAATGCCATTTAAAAAAGAACACGCAGCAAGAATAAAATCTCCATCTGGTTTTTCAGATTTTAGGAGAGTGCCTAATTTAGATGATGGTGTTGATGCTATTGTCGGTATCAAAGATGGAAAATCCACAATACAATCCATCAGATTTGATAAAACGAAGTTCTCAGAAACTCAAGCAAAAAAATGGCTCGAAAAGAATCGCTACGTAGCCATAAAATTTGAACCAGCTATTTCTGGTCAGGGAGATTTTAAAATGCCTTATCATGACGATAAAGAAAAAGACAAGGACATGGAGAAAAAAGAAAAAGAAATGGAAATACCAAATCCTACTTCTCCAGATAAAATGGAAAAAGAAAAATATGCAATGGATGACCTTTATACCGATAGAGAAGAAGCAGAAAAAGCTGCTCCAGCTATGGGGTTAGAAGGTGCTCATACTCATGAACACAGAATAGATGGTAAAAATGTAGAGTTCTTTATGCCTGGAAAAAATCATGAAGAGTATCTGAAAGCTAAAGCAGAAATGGAAGCTAAGGATAATGAAGATAAAGATAAAGAAAAAGACATGATGGATAAAGACAAAGAAGAAAAAATGGAAGATGAAGATAAAGATAAGAAAATGGAAGATGAAAAAAAGATGGAAGACAAAGATGAGGATGAGGATGAAAAGAAAATGTCTAAAGGAGATGATTGCGATTGCGAAGAAGAAAAAGAAATTTGTGATGATTCATGCGAAGAAGATTCAAAAGAACATTCAATCAAGCAATCATATAATTTAGATGGCATAGAAATTTTCTCTACTGGTGTATGGAATGGCGATAAATACACAAAAAAAGATTTACAAGCTATGGTAAATAATTTTTCAAAAACTGGTTTTGAACCACCTATTAAATTAGGACACAATGAAGAGCAACCAGAAATGAAAGATGGTGAACCAGCTCTAGGATATATTGATAAAATATATATGGTTGGTACAAAATTATTAGCAGATTTTAAAGAAATACCACAAGTTTTATATGATGCTATGAAACGTGGTAATTACAAAAGAGTTAGTTCTGAAATATATTGGAACTACAAAAATAATGGCTCTGTTCTCGATAGAGTACTGAAAGCTGTTGCAATACTTGGTTCTGAAATACCAGCAGTTAGTAACCTAGAAGCGATTCAAGGTTTATATTCTAAAGAAGTTGGTGAAGGTCAAGTAAAACAATACTATTCTGAAAAGGAGAGTGAACTTATGGAACAAGATATTTCCAAAGAATATCAACAGCTTCAAGAAAAAGTAAAATCTTTAGAAGAAGCAAACAGAAAAGCATATAGTGAACTTGAAGAAATAAATAAAGCTCAGAAAGAAAAAAGAATATCTGATTTTGTATCAGAGCAAAAAGAATCTGGAAGAGTTTTACCAAATTTTGAAAAAGAACTAAATGCATTACTAAGTTCTGCAACAGATACAAAAGTATATAGCTATTCAAAAGGTGAAGAAACTATAGAACTTTCTCAAATAGACTTAGTAGAAAAAATATTTTCATCTATGCCAAAACTAATTGAATTTGGTGAAATTTCAGATGAAGGCGAGTTCGTGGTTGATAGACAACCTTATGAAATAGCTGGAGATGAAGTTGACAGAAGAGCAAACCTTTATATTACTAAAGGTAAAGCTAAAAATTACAGCGAAGCTCTTGAGTTAGTTTTCAAAGAAGATGAACAATTGAAAAAAGAATATTACGAAACAAGATAGGAGATAGGAAAAAATGAGTCAAAAAACATATTTATCAATGGTCGCTAGAGAAGATTTATCTACAGCACAATATAAAATTTTAAATGTACACGATGCAAATGGCGTAAAATTAAGAGTCGCTGCTGGTACAGGTGTTTTAGGTGTATTAGATAACAAACCTAAATCTGGCGAGAGTGCTACTGTCGTTGTCGCAGGACTAACAAGATGTTTTGCTGGTGGTACTATAGCAGCAGGAAGTTTTATTTCCGTAACTGCAAGTGGAACTGCTACTGCAACTACATCTGGAGATTACATTTTAGGTAAAGCAATAACAGGTTGTGCATCTGGAAGTAACTTCCAACTGTTAGTACAACATAATGGTTTTAGAGGATAATAAAATTTAAAGGAGATTAAAATGCCAATAGTTTCAAGAGATGTACATATTGACAAACCTTTATCAAATCTAGTAGTTGGATTTGAACCACAAGGTACAATAGTACAAAATTTCTTACCAATTATAAATGTTCAAAAGCAATCAGATTTATTTTTCAAATATGAAAAAGGCGATTTCTTTAGAATACCAACAACTACAAGAAGAGCTCCAAAAACAAAAGGACAAACAGTTTCATTTAATGTTTCATCAGAAACATACTTTGCAAAAAATTATGCATTGTTAGATGAAATGGATTACGAAACATTAGTCAACCAAGATGACCCGTTAAAGTTACAAGAAAAGGCAGCAAGAAATTTATTCAATCTTTTAATGTTAGATATGGATAATAGAGTTGCTTCTCAAATTCGTTCTGTATCAAATATGGGTTCAGGTGCTACTGTTACAAGTAAATGGAGTTCAAAAACTGCTGGAACTTCAGACCCGTTTAATGATGTTGCAGTTGCTAAAAACTTCATTAGAGAGAACACAGGTTATGACCCGAATACAATCATTTTTGGTAGAACAGCATATAATGCTTTACTAAAACATGATGACATTCTTGAAAGAATCAAGTATGTACAAAGAGGTGTTGTAACTGCTGATTTATTAGCTGCATTATTTGATGTAGAGAATGTATATATCGGTAGTTCGATTATAAATACAGGTGAAGAAAATCAAGCAGATAATTTCTCAGATGTATGGGGAGAAGATACAATCGTAGGAAGATTTGCTCCAGCAGATGCAGATGGTCGTGACCCATCTTTAATGTATGGAATGAGATGGACTAATCCAATGTTTGGTACGCCAATGGCAGCCGAAACATGGGATGACCCAGACCATAGAAACTTTACTAACATCCGACTACAGTATTATCAAGATGAAAAGATAACTGCTAAAGAATTAGGTTATGTTATTAAAGACTGTGTCTAAAAATAAACTACGAGGGGTTATTAGTTTAACCCCTCTAGTTAAAACTGAAATAAATATTCAATTAGTTGCTCTTAAAAATTATCAGAAAGAAAAAAACAAACAAAAAAAAATTTGCTTGTTTACAAAATTATTGTATCTTTCCTAAAGTAAAGGGATAACAATTATGTTTGTTAAACGTAGAAAGCTAAGAGATTAGCACTACCCTTTACCGATTACCATGAGTAGCAAAGAAAGGTGGCGACCTACGCAGTATACAGATTACTTAGTTTCCGATTGGGGTAGAGTCAAATCGCTTAAATGGTCATCTCAAGACAAAAGACATTTTAGAATACTAGCACAGAATCCTAACAAAGATGGATACATGACTGTAACGCTTTTTCCTGATAAAAAATATTTAAAAAAAACAGTTCATAGATTAGTAGCAGAAGCGTTTTGTAAAGGTAAATCAAAAACTAAAAAATTAGTTTTGCATAAAGATGGTAACAATATAAATAATTATTATAAGAATTTATATTGGGGAACTCATAAAGATAATTTTAACGATATGGTAAAACATGGCAACAATGTAAGATTCTGGACAAATTCTAATTGTCCATCAAAAAAATTAAAAGCAAATCAAGTTAAAAGAATTAAAAGAATACTGAAAGAAAACAAAACATGGGGTATACAGTCAAAACTAGCAAGAGAATATAACGTAGCTCCAAAGACAATAAATGATATAAAGGAAGGTGTAAATTGGAAAAATATAAGTTAGACATATCTATTTTTTGTGCAGGTATGCAATTAAATCCTGAAGAGCTACAAAAAAAATCTTTAGGTGGTTCTGAAACTGCTGGTGTATCAATGGCTCATGCGTTGGCAAAATTAGGTCATCATGTTTTATTCTTTTGTAATACAACAAAAGAAGGCAAGTACGATGATGTTCAATATATTCACATGGACAAATTTCAACCTTATGCAGTTAATTGTCCACATGATGTTTTGATTGTGCAAAGATTACCTGAGATATTTAGACAACCTTTGAAGTCTAAAATAAATATTTTATGGCAGCATGATGTTGCAACTAAAAACCAAAGACATAGTTTTCATGGCTCTCTTTGGAATATAGATAAAGTATTTTGTTTATCAGATTGGCAAATAAATCAATATAAAGATATTTATCAAATAGATGAAGATGATTTATTTTATAAAACAAGAAATGGAATTAAATTGATTCCACAACCAGATAATAGTAAAAGACAAAATAAAAGATTAGTTTATACAAATAGACCTGAAAGAGGACTTGATAATTTATTATTTAACATTATGCCAAAGATATGGAATAAAGATAAAGAGGTAGAATTATGTTTAGCAGGTTACGATAATACTCATCCTGATATGGAACAGTTTTATAATATGTGTTACGCAAAAGTAGAAGAATATAAAAATCAAGGATTTAAAATTGCTCATCTTGGAGCATTATCTAAGAATGAACTTTACGAATTATATAAAACTTGCAGATTATATATTTATCCAACGGCGTTCCATGAAACAAGTTGTATAACTGCTATGGAATCACAGATGTGTGGAATACCTATGATTACATCACATATTGGAGCACTACCAGAAACATTATGTCATAAAGGTAATAGTCTAATTTTTGATGATTATAAAACTAATGAAAAATATAATGATGAGTTTGTAAATCGAACTCTTGAGTTACTTAACAATCAAAGTGAAATTGATAAAATGCAAAAACATTGCTATGAAAAATCTAAAGAATATAAATGGGATGATTTAGCAAAAGAATGGGATGAAGAATTTCATAAAATGTTCTTTAATAAAACAATGAATAAAGAACGCTTAAATAAGCATCTTTATGAAAGAGAGGACATTATGACTCTCAAACACTTAAAACGAAGCGATTTAAGCCATTCTGAGGACTTAAAAAAGCATTATGAGTATACTGAGTCCAAACATAAATACAGAGCTAAATATATAGCTTTAGGTGAAGAATACGCTAATATTGAACAAAATATAGAACTAAGAAGATATCAAAGAGTAGAAGTTGGATTATCAGATATGCAGATATATCTGGAAGATAAAAAAATACAAAAACCTAAGATTTTAGATTTTGCTAGTGGCATCTGTAATGAATCAATTTTAATGTCAAATATTTTTGATGCAGAAGTAGATGCAATAAATATATCTGATGCTGAACATGAAGTTGGTGAAAAAATGATAGAAAAGTTTTTAGAAAAAGGAGAGGTACAACAGATAACTGCTAACAATCCAGATGATTTAAAAAAACATTATGATATTTTATTTCTAGGTGAGATATTAGAACATCAACCAGAACCACATAAATTTATGATGGAGTTTGATAAGGTTTTAAAAAAAGATTCTTTAGTTGTAATTACTGTTCCACATGGTTTATGGGAAGATGAAAGACACGCTCACCTTTGGAATTTTGAAAGAGCTGATTTAGCAGAGATGTTTAAGGATAAAAAAGATTTACAAATCAAAATGGTTTCAGGTGGTGTCAATAATAAAAAACAAGAAACTGTAGGATGGTGGGTTGTAAGTTATAAACAAAATTCTAAAAATGTTAATCCTGTAAATTTAGATAGAAAATTACTCATACAAAGTCCAAGAGAAACTGTTTCTGTTTGTATGATAGTTAAGAACGAAGAAAATATGTTACATAGATGTCTTAAATCTGTATTACCTTTTGCAGATGAAATAATTATAAATGATACGGGTTCAACTGATTCTACAAAAAAAATAGCACAACAATACAATGCAAAAATTATTGATGGTGATTCTCCATTAGAAGTTGGGTTTGATAAAGCTAGAAATTATTCTATAGCTCAAGCAAAATCAGATTGGATATTATGGTTAGATGCAGATGAAGAAATTATCGATAGCAACCATATACGTAAATATTTAAGAAATAATATCTTTAATGGTTACTCACTAAAACAACATCACTTCACAGTTGATGCTGGAGAAACAAAAATTGATACACCAATAAGACTATTTAGAAATAACAAAAGTATAATATTTTATGGATTTGTTCATGAACATCCAGAACGTGAAGGAATGATAAATGAAGGCGTAGGAGCATCAACATTATTAGGAGATGTAAACATTGCACATGATGGTTATTTCTCTGAACAGAGAAGGCGTGGTCGTTTTCATAGAAATATAAATCTTATGTTTAAAGAATTTGAAAAACATCCAGATAGATTGCTGACAAGATTTTTAATGATTCGTGATTATGTGCACATTGCAAGATATGAAAAAGAACAAAATCAAAATCAATTTACACCTTATGCAATCGACTGTTTAAAAAAAGCAAAAGAAATTTATCTTAATACTTTTTTAGATAAACCATCAAATTATTCTGATGAAGCATTATTTTTTTATTCTGAAATATTACGTAGCTTAAATGAGGGTTATGAATACAGATGGAATTTAAATATAGGTCAACAAAATGTTATGCCAGATAAAGTTGATACTGTTGCAAGATTTCAAAATGTAGATGAATTTTTATTATTTATAAAACATAAAGCAATAGAAAAACAAGAACCTTTTGAAGGTATTTTTGTATAAAACAAAAAAAAACTAAAAAAACTTTCGTTCTAAAACACCTATAAATAAAGGGTTTTATCACTTATAGTAAACTATTTTAAATAAATATGTTGACATTGTTATAGATAACAGTTACTTTTATACTATGCTAAACAAACAAACACAAACAAACAGCATAAGGAGAAACAAAATGAAAGATTTTTCAGGAAGAACAGTTAAGGACTACAAGGCAGAGATAAAAAAACATCAGGAGAAAATTGATGAATACAATCTTACCTTAAACACTTATTACTATAAAAAGATTTTTGACCCATCAAAATATTCATACATCGGTAATGTTTATACAAAAAAAGGCACTCTAAGAAAAAGTTTTGTAAAGCATATAAACCTTTATAGAGAATGGATTCAAAACAGAAAAAATTTTATAGCAATGGATACAAGATGGATGAAAAACTTAGAAGCAAAAATTAAAGAAGCAAAATAAAAAAAAAGAGCTGAGTAACCTCTCTAAACTGCTCAAGGAGAAACAAAATGACAGTAAGAGAGTTAATACAAAGATTAGAAGAATACGAAAATCAAGACAGGGAAATTGATTTTTACGTTGAACAGTATAATGAAGATACTGAGGAATTTGACAGAGCTAGTATAGCTTTTATAAATGAGGAACTTGAAGGTGATTCGGTTGAGATTTATTTTACACAACCATTATTAGACTAAAATTGATTGTTTAGGGTAACGAGTTAAAGACTATCCGAGAGGGTAAAGATGGTTGCAAACATCAAGGTCGCTGGGTTACCCTTTTCTTTTTAAGTGCCTATGATAAAATAACTTCATGCCGACTTATACAACAGTACCAAATGTATTATCATTATATCCCAGAGTAGGAAGTTTATCATCAGTAACATCAAGCTCAATATCTTTTTACATTGACCAAGCTGAAAATGAAGTAAATGGATATCTTGGTAACAATTACACTTTACCTTTTTCATCATCACCACCTTTAGTAACTACAATATCAACTGAATATGCTTTAGTAAAAATTTTAGAAAGATTCTTTACTCAGGAATTAGGTTCTAAAAATGATTGGGTTTCTGAAAGAAAAACTTATATTGTAGACATATTAAATAAATTAAATTCTGGAGAACTAGCTTTAACTACTTCATCAGGAGAATTAATTACATATAATTCTGGAGATACCATATTTTCTAATACTCAAACATTTAATCCTACATTTACAATGTTAGATGAAACATTACAACAAATTAGTTCAGAAAGACTAGATGAAGAATTAAATGCTATCGAGGATGAAGAATATAATCCATTTTACTAATGTCATTAAAATTAAAAACTTCTGGAAATAAACAAGCTAAAATTAAATTAGATAAGATAGCTAAAGGTATAAGAAACCCAAGACCTTTGTTAAAACAAATTGGAGTATTGATTCTTAATGAAGTAAACAAAAATTTTGTAAGAGGTTCAAATGATGGAGATGCTTGGACACCGAATGCTCCAGCAACAATTGCA